TTCAAGTCGTATTGAATACCATTGTTGTCATAGGTAAATGATACGTTATCTGGTATAATTTTAGTATGAAAAAAGTCACCAATTCTTAACACCAATACTGGTGGTGCACCGAAAGATGTATTGATGGCATCGTTATATTTTGGTCTTCCATCAGGGCCAATAATTGGGATTGTTTCACCAGGTCTAACACATTGATTTAAAAATGTTAAACGAGCATTCAATCCTTCAGGTGTCATAGAGTGGAAGGCAGGATTGAAATATCTTATCCTATCTTTAATACTATCATAAACCATTGGGTTTTCTTGTTTAATAACCTCAAAATAATCACACTCTGTTAACAGATTTCTCAATATTTTTTTACCAATACCTTCTTTAAGTTTTTTAACAACATCAACTGTTGGACTAACCCTTGGTACTGGATTTTTTTGTTTAATAACTTCTTTTGGTTTATCTTCCCCATTATCAGGGTTTTTAGCTTTTGTAGGTGGTGGTGGCGGTGTAACTTCAATTTTATTAATTTTTACCCTTCTACAAGCCATTGCATATACTGAATATATTTGTGCACTTGAGTTGTCAGTAGTATTGTTATTACCACCACGAACATCTTGTCTACAATTAACCTCAAAACCAAGATTATTATTATCATCTTTTGGTATTGATATATCTTCACCTTCACCTTGTGTCGATTTGATAATAAATTTTTTATCAGCAATCGCTTGTTTAAGGTTAGCATCACCTATTTTAGTTTCTTCAAAAAATTTTTTAACTGAATCTATCCTTCTTAAAGACAAATTTTTGTTGTAAGCTTGTGAACCTAAAGCTGATGCTGAACCAATCATTTCAATTGAAATTGTTCCACCTTGTTGAATAAGGTTGTAGGCATCCACAATAAAATTTTTTGGTTGGTTAACACCAATTTTGTTATAATTTGTAACAATTATATTATCAAAAAATTGTTTTACATTTTTAGCTTCGTTACAATACGTTTCATATGATTTACCAGTGTCAGTTAACTGAGGATTTTTATTTTGAGACACTTGAACAGTACCAGTTTTTTTACAAAAAGGACTAGTTGGTCCGAATAAAGAATTGGAATAAGTTTCATATTGACCCATTAAACCTTGGTATGCGTTGAATGTCTGTGTAAAAGATTGGTTTGCTATTGTTCCCGCTTGAGGACCTGGTATGTCATCATGGAAATAAAAAGCTAATTCCTTATAGTCAGTTTTAAATTGTGTAACAGAATCCTCAACATTAGTTTTATTTTCAGTTATTTGTTCAGGATTCTTCTTTGGGGTAATTGTTTGTTCTTTAGATTGTTCTGAAATTACACCTTGTAATTCTTCTTTAGTTAATCTTGGATTATTTAATATTTCTTGATATGTGTACAAATCAGAAATAGGAATTGTATTGAATTTTTTAGCCAATTCATATATATCATATTTAACACAACCAGCAAAGAAAGAATCAATGATTGAATCAATTCTTTCTTTGTTTTGACCTTTCAATTGTTTTTCAATTAAAATATTCATTACAGATGGATGGTCAACAATTATAGTCCAACTTAATTGTCCACTCCTTGATGTATTATTATATGTATATATTGGTTCAGGTCTACCCAAGAAATTTGTTGGAGTAAATTGTGAACTACTTGTATCATTAAAACTTAAATTGTACGGTGGAAACCACATTATTCTCCCACCATTAGGACCTTTTTCACAAACTGGTAAATCATCATATGTATAACCAGGTCTACTTGAAGTTCTCCAAGCAAGATTCTCTATTGAAAACATATATTTCTTTGCAACCAAATTACCTTTAGCATCGGGTTGTATGTTTGTTGATCCTGGGTTTTTTAATGGTGCTATGTTTAAGTTATATGTGTTATCAAGTACTGAATTAGTAAATCTTCTACCTGCCGTAGTTATACCATCAGTCTTTTGTAAATCAGCATATGTAAAGTAAGGAGTATCTTTTGCAAATACTCTACAATATTCAGTTCCCGCTTGTTGACCAGTTGTATTATTTACATAACTCAATACTCTCGAACCTTTTGTAAGTTCTTTGTACCCATCATTGAAAACTTTACTAACTTGATTAATTGCATTACCAACGTGTTTAAGTCTTGTAATACCCGCAACATTATCAGCAGATTCAATTAATCTTTGAGTTTGGTCTAAAATTGATGAACCTTTGAATGTAATATTTGTTGATTCATTTGATAAATAACCAGAACTAATTTGATTAAACTCTGTATCTATAGCTCCAGTACCACCACCAATTGTTGGTTTGAATCCAGCATTACCTTTATATTTTGGTGATGTCCAAACAAATTGTCCATCTATCGTACCACCATTTGTGTATGGTTTTGCGGCTAAACCAAAATTAAGTTTATTTTCGTTACCTTCATAAAGTATTCCCAATTCAGAAGGACCATATACGGGAGATGAAACTTGTCTTCCAAATACGTCAACAGGTACTTGGTTAGGTGGTGAAGTTATTGTTGATGGTTCAGAAGTTCTACTACCAACATAATAACCACCAACTGTTGTTCCATTATCAGGATTTATGGTATTAACCAAAAGACTAACCGCTGATTGTACAACTCCCAAAACCCCTCCAAAGTTTTTATCAAAATTTGGTTGATATCTATTATAATTGATATTATTAAAAAGGATTGACCTTTGACCATTTCCAGTATTAGCTAAAAATGTTTGGGATGGGTTTCTAACAATATCCATAATCGGACCTAAAAAACCTCCTGTCAATTGGTTTACAACATTAAGAGCACCAGCTATTTGTGTATTCATACCATTACTTGGTACAACTTCTCTAAAATAGTCACCAGGTATCAATGAGAATGGTAAATAAGCACCAGTTAATCTTGTTATAAATTCACCACCTTGTACAATTGGGTTTTCAGGTACAGTAATTCTATAATCTTTATAAACTAATGGTTCTCTTCCAGCAACAATTCTTGCCGCCTCAAATGGGTCTGATAACCCCTCAAGATTTATTGAACCAATAGTTCTTTGATAAATTCTTGAATTTACTCTTTCTTCTAATAATCCTTTTAATGTTGATGCTCCTATTTTGGCAATGTACGAATCTTGAGATAACAACCCATCTGAACCAGTTGGATCAGATGAAAGAAGTATTTGATATGCGGTATATGTTGATGGTACAAAAGTTGGTGGATTCCAATATGGAACATAAATTTTATTATTGTTTTGGATACTATCAATGATTATCATTGAATCAAATCCACCTATCGGACCATATCTGTTTTCAATATATGCTGCATCAATAAAAAATTCATTCAACAAATCCATTTGAGTATCATTAGGATTATATTCCCCTTGATTAGATTGTTGTGGTAATGGTGGCCTATTGTATGTTATTGTTAAATTATACCCACCATTAGGACCATATTCATTTAATGGGTATAGTTGACCTGCAAAAGGATTGTTTGCAATATAGTCATTGGGTGAGTCAATAACATTTGAATCAGTCAAAATGGTTTCATATGTGACAGGTCCTGATGGGGGTGTATAGACACCAGTAACATTATAGGGTCTTAGATTTCTTCCAATAAGACTATTTCTAAAACCTGATGATGAAACAAATGATAAAGTACTTTCACTCATAATTAATTATTGTTAATATCCAACTTGTTGATACGGAGTATTTTGTCCCGTTTGTCCATTATTATTCATAGTTTCTTTCATCCTTATAGCAATTGATTGCATAATATCAGGATTAGATTTAAAGAATTCTAATAACTTATCCGTATCCATACTAGTTGGTGCATCTATTTTAATGTTTAATGTTGTTTCGTTTTTGTTAACATTTTCAGTTGGTGGTGGAGGTGGGGTTGTCTTATTAGTTTCTATATTTTTAACAGCCTCACTTGTTTTATTTTCGACTTTTGTTTCAGATTTACCAAATAATGTTTCTTTATTTAATTTTTCGTGTGAGACAACATAATCAGTTACTGTTTTAGTTGCATCACCAAAAACTTTAATAAGTGGATTTGTTGAATTTGATAAATCGTTGAAGGCTTCTTTACCTTTATCAAAGGTTTGTGATACAGCATCTTTTAAATAATTTTCTAAATCACCACCAACTTTAAGTGCTCCAGCGGCATCACCTTTACCAGCAGCTTTAATTAAATCTTCAGCCATCTTACCACCTTGTTCTCTTATAGTACTGATTTGTAATTTTTCAGCACTTGCAACTTTAGGTATTGTCGCATATAATTCTCTTCCAGCTCTTTGAGCTTGGTCAGTTACTTTCATACCACCAACCGCAGCACCCATTCTATTTGCAATAGCCTCAACTTGTTTGGCCATAAAGGTTGCCGTATCTAATTGGTCTTGAGCTAATTGTTCCATTGTTTTTGGTTCTTGAGATTTCAAGAAATCCTCCATCATTGTTCCACCTTTCTCTTTATCCTCCTTGAAGATTTGCATCATCTCCTCAAGGTTTCTATCCTTACCTTCAAATCTAATCTTGTATTCACCACCAGCACCCATCTCGGCCATATTGGCAATCATCATCCTCTGTTCTTCAGTGAAGGCATCACCAGGGAACTTAATCTTTTTCATCTTATCCTCAACCTCAGCAGAAGAAAGTGCCATCTTAGATAATTCACCCCTACTCATACCTAAAGCCTTTTCAACTTCAGCTAATTGTCTTCGTGCACCAGGCATAATTTCAAATTGTCCTTTTTCATTCATTTGAACAAATTGTTTGGACATTTCTGAAAGTTGGTTCTGAAGTTCAGCTGGGTCGTTTTGAGCTAAGTCCATTAACCTTAATGGGTCTAATAAATCAGATTGAGCAACACCCAAACGTTGTAGTGATGCCGCCATATCTATTGCTTGTTCAGGGTCAAAAAGTTTTTCTGCCATATTCAAAGTTGATTTCATATCAACTCTCAACATAGTAGCTTGGGCAGCCATTTTGGCTAAACCTTCAACACCATTTTGGAATCCAAACTTATTTAGGGCATCCATATTATCAACAACTTTACTTGATACTGCAGAAACATTTACTCCCATACTTCTTGCAACATCAACGGTCTTTTGCATTTCATTAACTGATTGATAGGCCGATATACCTGCTTCTTTAAATGCACCAACCATTCTACCTGTCTCAACACCTGTGACTTGAGTAGTTGCAAATAATTTATCATATGATTCAGAAGTAACCACTAAGTTTCTTCCTAAAGTACTTGCAATATTTGTTTGAATAGTTTGAATATCTTGAAATGAGCCCCCAAGTAACGTTACAGAAGTTAAAGCATCCCCCATTGCTGATTTAATATCAACAATTCTATCCCTAGTTGCGCCAAATTGTTTCACAACACTACTTGCCGCAACATCCATTTTATCAACCATTTTGGTGATTTCTTCAGCCTTAAAGTTTGTTAAAAAGGCATCAACAATCTGTTCACCATATTTCCCGAAGGCTTTGGTAAACTGATTTATACTACCTTTTTCATCATCTCCTCCTGCCATTTGAGTTTGTTTTATTATAAATACACAAAAGACTAATTTCTTTCGAATTAGTCTTTCGGTGTGTTATATTCGATTATTTTTTCTACAAGATATTTTCTTGAGTAGGTGGGTATTATTTGGAAGTCAGAATACGATGTATGTAAGTATTTTCCTAACAAATAATATTCATCTAATAATATTTGTCTGTAATTAGAAGAAAGGCCGAAAAAATTCAACCCCAAAGGTGATCTCGAAGGTCACCAGTTCTCCTGAAGGGGCTTTAACTGTTCTTTTTAAATCCAATGAAGGTTGATTATCTCTTATGAAGTTTCTAATGTATTTGGAATCCATTATAGGCATTGACTCAATAAATTGAACAATATAATTTCTATCTATTTCTCCATTAATTTCTTGAACAATTTTATTAAGTCTCCAAGTAACTCTTGGTGCAACCCTACCAATAGGATATGTTTCGACCATTTTATCAATTTCACTTATCTCTGAATAAGTTAATGGTTTAAGTTTTGCAAAAACTTCACTTCTTGGTAATTTTGTAGTAAAGTATCCATTTTCATCAGGTTGGTTTTCAGTTCTCCTTATATTCAATTCGTCTAATGAAACTGTTGTTTGAAAGGGTTTTTTGGTAACTGGGTCAACTAACCCAATAGTGTATTCACTACCAAATGCAGTGTTTCTCAAAAATATTAATATTGCTTCGACATCACCCTCAAGTAATTCTTCAGGTTTTAAATCGTGTTCATAAATTTTATTTCTTAATAAGGTTGTTACAATATTACCATCAGAGCCAGCTGCGGATATTAAAAGATTTTCATCTTGAGCTGTCAAATATCCAACTTTAACTGATTTTTTTTTATTTTTATAAAATAATCCTTGAGAAGGTAGCGGGACAATATCGTGTGGTAAATTGAAGTTTTGTGTCGCTGCGTCAAATAATTTTTCGTCCATTTTTTTTATTATTAATATAGTAAACAATAATACCCTTGTAAATAAAAAAACCACACCTAAAATTAGATGTGGTTAAAGTATAATTTTTATTTTTAATTTAGTAAACTAAGATACATCTATCCATTTGGAGGGTAGCTGAAATAGTCGCCAAGGCATCAGATGAATAACTTAATGAGTCAAAGTTAACTGAAGTTAAAAAAGTTCCTTCAAGAATCCATTTCTCAACAACAACACCAGTTGGGTCTAACATTTCCAAATCAACATTTTTCTTGTAACCAGCAGCATAACCCATACGACCAGTAACTGATTCAGCACAAAGACGAACCCATTCCATTAATGCTTGTGAAGCAGAAGGTCCAATTGGGTCTCTGAATTTAACATTAATTGTATTCCATTTAAATCTACCAGCTACATATGTAGATGTATTTAAAAATTGGATTTCAGTTGCCCCTACTGTAATACTTGGTCTTGCTGCTGATTCAACAAACCATTCGTTAATACCTAAAGATGATGGAAACCTAACAATAAACCTATTCTGTCTTTTCGGTTCGTAAGGTATGGGCATTTTCATTAATAAATCAGCCATTGTATATATTTTTAAATTTTATGCTTTTATTTTTATTATAAATATATCGTTCTAAAAATTTTTCTATTTACTTTTGATTAGAACTAAAATATATTACTTATATATTAGTTATTAAGTATTATATACTATATATATAATAATATTATTTAATTATATTATATAATATTTTTCTTATTTTATTTTCTAATTGTAATTCATCTTCTTCTGGTTTGTATTCTTTTTTCTTACCTCCGTGTGTTGAAAATATTTTAACATCTTTTACTCCTTTACTCATAGCTTTAATATTTCTTGGGTCATCGTCAGAAAATCCAATAATAGGTATAAACTTATTACTGATTTCATTTTCTATTTTTTTCGCAACTCTCATATTAAGTTTTTCAGCCTGACTTTGAACATAATTCTTAAATTTGTTCATAGCTTCAATTTTAGCTTCTTCAGGATTTTGAGCAGAACCAGCACCATATGAAACAGGGTAGAACCTACATAATAAAAGATATTTCATTATTTCAGTTTCCTTGTCTTCAGGTTTTTCACCAGCATTTTTTCTCATTCTTAGTAAAGAATCATACAACATATCTGAGTCTATACCACCCCTATTAGATTCAATAAGTTTTTTTACACCTAACATTAAAGTACTTGGTCTGTGACCTCTAGCCGTAATAATTGAAAATAGTGAGCCATTATTGATTGCCTCAACAAAATCAGGCCACGCAGCATCTACAGCTAATTTTGCTGTCATAACATCCTCAAGAAATTTTCTATCACCAGTGGTTCTAAAATCTCTAAATGGGTCTGGAGCAAAATTTACAATGGTAAAACCATTATACTCAAATGGTTTTTTTCCAATATCAACTCTATGTTCAGCAAAATCTTCTGTTCCCATACCAACTTCATCGCCATCATCATCTAATAAATAAATTTGTGTTGGCATATACATCAAGTTGTCATCCCAATCAAAAGCGTAATACTTCATTGGTATTTCAATTTCTTGATATTCTTTTAAAATTTTTTTAATTAAACTTTTCATAACAATAAATATATTAATATGTAAAAAGGGGAGAACAATTCTCCCCTTTTTATTATTGACTCAAAATATTAGATATTTTCGAATGATGCACCTGTTGGAGTTATATAGAATGTTATATCAATAAACTCTAAAGATTTTGTAGGTTTGATATAAATCTTACCTGTCATTTGATTTCTATCTAAGTCGGCAGTATCAGATGAAACTGTTACACGGAAATCGTATAAACCTCTATCTCTTCTAATCGCATCTAAAATTGGATTAACTGCGTCTAAGAAATCTTGTCTTACTTTTTCATCATTTTGTTCAAATAACAATCTAACTGAAACCGCAGATATAAGTTTTCTTGCTTGTAGTAACAATCTTCTTACATTAATTCTATCTAATGCTGATTCTCTTATTTGTAGAGTTTTGTTACCCCAAATTACTGTTCCCACATCCGAGAAAGTTGCAATTGGATTAAGTCTTCCTTTATAAAGAGTATCTCTATCTTCTTGAGTAAGTTTTCTTCTCGCTTTGACAGCATTAACAAGACCACGAGTGTAACCTGCCGCAGCAAACCAAGGGAAAGCAATGTTATCAGTTAATGCCAAGTTTCTACAAACTTCCGCTGTTGCAGGAATATAGATTTGTGTATTATTAACCGTATCTCTCGTAAGAACCCAAGGATAATATGTTGCAGTATAGTTAGAGTCAATTCCACTTTCTTCTAAGTTATCAACAGCTTCTTGTGGATAAATTACATCTAATTGGTCACCAGTTGATGGTACAAACATATTATAGTCAGGTGTTGTACAGATATAAATTGAGTCAGCTCTATTAAACTCAACCATTTCTATCGCAGCTTCTACAAGATTTGAGTGATTTACATAATCTATACCAGGTGTTACAAACACATTTATATTAACCGCTTCAGGATTTGAGAATGTTTGTTGTCCTAACAAGTAAGCGTAATAGTCAGTATTTGCAAAATCTTGTGTGTTATTACCAACAGTTATACGTTTGAACGCACCCCAACCAGTTGCATTTGGATATCTGAACGAAGTACAAGCACCTTTAAGGTAACCAGTTCTACCCAATACAAATCTATCTTGGTTAGTTCTATACTCACGATAAATATCCCAACCATCAAAACCACCTTGACATAATAGCGTAAACTTACGAGCAAATAGTCTGTAGTATGGATTTGTTTCTGATGTTGGGTCAGAAGTAAATTCAGCAGAACCAACGAAGAAAGCTGAAGTACCACTTGTTACAAAAGCATTCGGAATTGTAATTCCACTTGCATTTTTATCCATATGGAATCCACGAGTTCTATAATTCCAATCAGAACCTGTTGTATCGTTACAAACATCAGTTGGAAGAACTTTACCTTTATATGTAAAGAAATCAACATCATATCCGATTTCATCTGAAATACCCAAATATACTCTTCTTGGATTGTCACCTGAACTTAACAAAGCATCATCAGCACCTGAAGTTAATCCGAAAGGTGGATTATAAACTACTTCACCAGGGAAATCGTATTTTGTTTTATAAATTGGGAATGGTGGTTTTGCACCGGCGTATTCTCTCATTGTGAATCCTAAGAAACCACAAGGTAAAGCGTCAATTGGAGCATCCTCATTTATCTCAACCATAATGTATTTAGAATTCAATTGGTATTCACCATCAGTTGTACCGATTTTCTTTGCGATAAAGTTGTTTTCACCTGGGTTCATAGAACAATTAGTGAATTTTTCAATTACAACTGGGTTAGCATCACCATCAAAGAAATCTCTAACTAATACATCAAATGTACCATTGTTAAATGAAATATTTGCAATTGAAATTTTAACTTCTGTATTTGCGGCATCCCCATCAGCAATTGTTGTAAACTTAAATAAGTTAAACACTTTATTACCTCTTAATTCAGAAACAACCCAAGGTGATGTTGGTGATTGATATCTTTCTAGATACCAAGCAATCGATGTTGCATCTAATCCTTGTCTTGCATCAGGTAACGCAACTAAGTTACAATTCAAACCTCTAATATAACCTTTACGATAAGCATAAGTTAATAAAGATTGGAATCTTTCCTCAACAAATAAAGGTACAACAGTTCTTGGTTTACCAAAGTTAGATTGACCAAAAACTTTAGATATATAATTTACATCTGAGTTCAAGAAAGAAGTTTCAAAGAAGAAATTCTGTCCATCTTTATTTGTAACATTTAAACCAAATGGTGCAAAAGGATTTTTAGTAACACCTGAATAAGTTCCAGTACAATCCATTGTTACATCATTTAAATCTTGTACTTCATATACAGCACCATCGTCAGTTGAATATGTTGCCAAACCTCTTGATCTTAAAGTTGCTATTACTAAATCATCGTAATTTGAATATGAATCACCAGTATAAACAAAAGTTTGACCACTTATTGTTCCTGAGAAACAAGTTGTCGTTGTACCAGTCTGTATTGTTCCAGTATTCCCTGTTGCACAAAGACCACAAGGGTCAGTGAAAAGTAAGTTAACTGTCCAAGCTGAAGTTGCTGATAAATCATCAGATATTATCGTGTATGATTTTGTTAAAGAACTAAAATTATATCCAGTTGTTGTTGCAGATTGTACTATACCACCACTTGTTATACCACTTAACGTTGGATTAGTGCAAGCACTGAAATTAATTGTCATTGCCGTTGTGTCCGCAGTTGTTGCTGTAGAAGGAAGACAAATATTAATCACATTTGTATTATAATTAATTGACCCAGCAACTGTACTGATTGTTGATGAACTAACTGAATAACTATAAAAAGATGCACAATTTGACAATGATGATGTTTGTGTTAAACTACTAACAACATTATAGAAAGAATAACCAGTGTATTGATTGTTACCAATGTTATCAAATGTTGCATAATACCAAGGGTCATTAGCCGAAGCTGTATAATCAGCTAATGTAGAACTTACATTATCAACTCCAAATACATTTGTACTTGCAGTATAAGCAGATAAACTATCATAAGTCTCACCAGAAATAACACCAAAATAATTAATTGAAAATCCTGAATTAGCTGGTGTATTTAAAATACTGAAAATTTGTGTTCTTAAATCTGTATCAATAGTTGATGTAGAACCATTAAATTGTTCGTATGTACTATATAAGTCAGGAACAATTATGTCGGCACTATTAAAATTACTATATCCTATAGAATTAAGATTATTAGTACAACCAGTGAAATCAATTGTATAAGGTACTACATTAAATTGAACACATTGAGTTACACAATTAACAGTTGAGGAACTAGTACATTCAAAACCAACTGTTGATTGGTTAACGTTAGCAACTGTTGTAATTGACCAAGAAGGTCCAGCATCATAACCAGAAAGACCTAAAACTCTTGTTACGAATAGTTGATTTGATTGTTGTAAATATGATTTAGCAATATATGCTGCTTCATATTTTGGAATTTGAGTGTTAATGAATTTCTCAGGAGAAGTTCCACCAAAGTAAGCTGTAAACTCATCGAAGTTTGTGATAAAAATTGGTTCGAAAGCAGGTCCCTTCAAAGTTTCACCAACAATACCTAAAGTTGTTACACCCACACTTTGAGATACAAAACTCAAGTCCACTTCTGAAGTGTAAACACCAGGTGATACAAATACTTTACTGTTAGACATTTTTTATTAATTTAGTTAAATTTATTTTTATAGATAAATATTACACAATTAATCAAAAAACTTTAGTCTGAATACGTATTTATAAATAAAGTAGATTTAATTCTACCTTTTTTCTAACTATGAAAGACAACGAAAAGAAAATAAAAAATTTGAAAATATCATTGGAAGTTCACAATGTGTTAAAGAATTATTGTGATAAGAATGGTATAAAAATGTATCGTTTCTTGGAGAAACTTATATTAGAAAAGTGTAAAGAAAAGAAAGATATATATGGGGATTCCTAAACTAATAGTCCTGACAATTCAATAGTTGCAATATTATTAACATCAATCTTATCAACTTGTATTCTCAACACATCTCCATTATTGATTTGAATTGTAGATATACTTGAACCATAATAATCATTATTAATATATACGTCATAATTGGACATATTTGTTGTATCTACTATTGATAGGTCATTAACGTAATCAAATTTTTCTGAAATACTATTAACACCAATTGCAAAAGTTATTGTACTATTAACTTCTTTGGATTCAAAATCTCTCTTTCTTCTTCTTGAAGTAGTTCTTGTATCAACCTCGACAACTTGTAAAGTTCTTGATATTGCTGGCATAACTTCAAATTCGTTTTCATCAATCAAGAATCCTAACATTGTAAACTCATAACTTTGAATGTAGTATTTTCTTTTCTCAACGTCCATAACAGATTCATCTGAAATTCCACCCATTACAATTGGAATATAATGACCTTTAATTACTCTATACGCTTGTCTTGAAGAAAATTTTTCAATTATTTGTTTATTGAATTGATTTAATTCTCTCATTCTATTACAAACAATTTTTACTTGGTAAGTAATATCTACAGGTACTGGTTGTGGGATTTTGTAAATATCCATACCTTGTCTGTTACCATCCCAAGTTGGAACTTGTGCATAAAAAAATAATCTCCTATTTGGTATTGTATAAACTGTTGCAGGATTTGTACCATATTTTACTTCAGGTACTCTGATTACCGCAATAAAAGGTGGTTCTGCATTCTTATCTATATTTTGGAAGTCCCAAGTCTGTGTAAACTGAGCCCAATTCTGAGTTGTGATTAATATATCAATATTGGGTACTTTTTTACCATCAACAACTAATTCTAAATCTTCTTTAACAAAATCTAAAAAACCACCATCCAAGTCAGCATGTAATAAAGACTTGGGTAAATAAGTACCATCCTTATTTATCTTTTCTAATAATTCCTCTCTCCTAGGTAAACCAACCTTCGGTTCAACTAATGGTAAATATTTTTTTATTTTTTTAGGTAAAGGCATTTGGATCTTGTTGTTTTACATATGAAAGTGCTTGTTTTGCACTTTTTAAAGTTGAACTTATTTTATTTAAATACTGAATAGCATTTGATAAATAAGTACTTAATGTTGTGCTATACTGACCAAACATTTTTATAATTGGACTTAATATATTTTCGGTTATTGTTTGAATAATTCCAGTAATTTGGTCACCGATATATTGTACTATAAATGTCAAAGAAACTTGTAGCCATTCAGCTAAAGCACTAAAGTCTGTTAATTTTGTAATTTTATCTTTTATTTTTTGATAAATTGATACTATTTTTTTTGCAATATTTACTACACTTGATGGTGGTAACGGAACACTTGTACCTGATGTTACACTAAAAAATTTAAACATAGCATTAACAAAGTTTGATGTGATATCGTCAGTTGTTTTTGATAAAAAAGACCTTAACAAATATGAAACACCATGTGCAACTCCAGCAGCTTTTACGTTTGCCTTACCTCCATATGGTGGTGGTAAAAATTCCATTAACTTTATAATTACCTCAACTATATTATCAAATGTTAAATTAGCCCAAACAACATTTTTTAAATAACCATTAAATTCATTTAATCCTAAACTTATTAGGTTTGGTTGTTGGGAATAAGAACCTGAAGCTTTCACTCTTTTTCGATTAGCAATTACTTTATCCCTATCAGTTTGATTCATACTATTCCAATTTGGATATATTTTGGAATAATCAAACACAAACTTCTTACCATCCCATTTGTATTGTTTAAAATCGGGACCATAATAAAACTTTTGGTAATCTACCATTTTGATTGACCCATCTTCATATTGTACTTGAACTTGACTAACTTGTTGTTCAAGTAATATCTTATATTGCGATTCTGTTATTATTATTTTCATAATCCTCTAAATTCATTATCGACAACAGCTGATGCCATAATTGTTCGATAATAAGGTTTATAACCAGCATAATTATGTTTGTTATCTGAAATTACTCTACCATCATTATTAACAGTATAATATCGGATTCTATCTTCTGTTTCATAATATCCAAGATAATCACCAAAATTAATATCAATACCTAACTCGTCCAATTGTCTTTGATAGACTGAGAATTTCATATTACCAGGTTCAACTTGATTGATTTTAGTATTACCATAGTTTTTATTTTCTGGTGCTAATATTTGTACAAAACCTTTCAGTTCAATTGGTGGGAGAAACTTAATACCATCTTTTAACGCTTCACCATATACATCATCAGTCTTAGTTTTCATTCTGTCAACACGATATAATACGACAGTAAAGTTCATATCCCCATATAACCATTCCTCACCGATGGATAAATCTAAATTATAATCCTCAGCACCAAAGAATTTACCTATCCTTGTTATTGGTAGTTTATTTGTCATATTGATAAATATTTAACTTTTGACTATTTTTATATTAAAAATTGTTTTGAGTTTATCAGGTAACACATTAAATCTACTAGAACTAAAAGCTATAGACATTTTAGATGAATATAATGGTCACAACAATTATATTCTGAAATTGAAATATCTAAAAGAAACTAACAAAAAGTTCTATCCCACACGTTCACAAGCTGAATATATTATTAACTATAATTCAGTTGAACCAAAGGTTGCCAAGAAGTGGGTCAACATAGAACCTTACTTTGCAAAAAAAATTGCAGATGAAAAAAATATGTTAGTTGTACCAACTGACATATGGGTTGAAAAATTATTAGTTGATAAAGATAAATCTTATCACATTTGGGGTAAGTTTAACACCGGTGACACATTAACTGATATGTGGTTACCAAAAGCGGCATTACTTAAAACTCATAATACTATTGAAGTAAAAATTGACTACTCCAAATATAATCATAGACCTCCTCTTGACCATCAAAAAATTGCAATTGAAAAATTGGTTGGTAGTAAGAAGTTTATTTTGGCTGACGATATGGGTTTGGGTAAAGCGGAGTTTATAGAAAACAAGGTTTTTACACCATATGGAAGAAAACCAATAGGTGAATTGAAAGTTGGTGATGAAGTTATTGGTAGTGATGGTAAAAAATGTAATGTTCTTGGTGTATATCCACAAGGAGTTAAAGATTTATACCGAGTAACATTCAATGACAATACATCAGTATTAGTCTGTAAGGAACATCTTTTTAGTGTCAAATCTAGAACATTTGGTGAAAATAGTAAAAATAAAAGAGAAAAAAAGGGGATTGTTTTGTCTGTAGAACAGATGTTAGATAAAAATTTAAGTTTAGAAATAAATGGTACTAAAAACAATATAAACAAAATTTACAAGTACAAAACATACTACAAAGAAAACGATGGTAACAACAAATGGCAAATTCCAATTGTAAAACCAATCGAATTCGTAAATAATCCTTTACCCATAAACCCATATTTATTGGGGTTAATTATAGGTGATGGAGGGATTAGTAAAGATTCAGTTCATTTTACAACAGCTGACTCAGAAATCGTTGACTATATTAGAGACACATTACCACATAACACTCAAATAGTTGAGAGCCGAGGTACAAAATATGGTTATAGATTAACAAAAATTAGTGGTCATTTAAATCCGTTAATTCAAGTTTTGAAACAACTAAAATTAATGGGAACTAAATCCTATAACAAATTTATTCCAAATATATTCAAATACACTTCTGTTGAAAATAGATTAAAAATACTCAAAGGTTTAATGGATACTGATGGTAGTTGTCGTAAAGATACTGATGGTAATTTTAGTGGGACTGAATTCTCAACTGTGTCAGAACAACTTTGTGACGATGTTATTGAAATAGTACATAGTTTGGGTGGTATAGCAAGAAAAAAATCAAGAACAACAAAATATACATATAAAGGAACTAAAAAAGATGGACAAAAATCTTACAGAGTGAATATCAAATTACCTGAAGGTATGAATCCATTCAAACTTAAAAGAAAAGAAGAACAATATAACACACCTAAAAAATACAAGGTAGGACGATACATCAAAAATATAGAGTTTGAAAAAAAAGGTGAAGCTATATGTATTTCAGTTGATGCACCAGACAAATTATATATTACAGAAAATGCTATCGTAACTCACAATACAACATCAACTATTTTAGCGGCACTAGAAACAAATGCAAAAAAAATATTAATAATATGTCCCGCTTCACTGAAGATAAATTGGGAAAGGGAAATAAGAAATTATACAGATAGAAGTGTTTATATTTGTGAAGGTAAAAACTTCTCAACAAAACACGATTTTGTAATTGTAAACTATGATATCCTAAAAAACTTTTATGATTTAAAAGATAAAGAAAACTCTTTAATTACAAAAGGTAATTTTGACTTAATCATAATTGATGAAGCTCACTACATTTCAAATCCACAAGCCCAACGTACAAAATTAATTAATAGTTTTGTTAAAGATGTTGAGTATCTTTGGTTATTAACAGGTACACCTATGACCTCAAGACCAATTAATTATTATAATTTATTGAATCTTATCGAAAGTCCTGTTGCACAAAATTGGATGGCATATGTCATTCGTTATTGTCAAGGATATCAATTCAAAGCGGGTAATAGGAAAGTTTGGAATGTTAATGGTGCATCAAACTTAGAAGAACTAAGAGATAGAACATCAAGACAAGTCTTAAGAAGATTGAAAACTGAGGTATTAGATTTACCTGAAAAAATTATAACTCCTGTGTATTTGAGATTAAAATCTAAACAATATGAGGAATTAATGGGTGATTATTATAATTGGTATTCTAAGAATCCTGAGGAATCAAAATCACTTACAGTTCAATTTAATAAGTTGATGAAAGTGAGACAAGTAGTTGCTGAAGAGAAAATATCTAACACTATTGAAGTTGCTGAAAATATTTTGGAGCAAGGAAAAAAAGTTATAATTTTTACAAACTTTACAGACACACTTCACAAAATACATTCCCACTTTGGGAAACAAGCAGTTTATTTGGATGGGACTTGTTCAAAGGTTCAAAGACAATATGCTGTAGACCAATTCCAAGATAATGATAAAGTAAAAGTATTTGTTGGAAATCTACAAGCCGCAGGTGTTGGTATTACACTTACCGCGGGAGAAGCGGTTATATTTAATGACCTTTCATTTGTCCCTGCACATCATCAACAAGCTGAAGACAGAGCTTATAGATATGGTCAAAAAAATTGTGTGTCTGTTTACTATCCAATATTTGAGAATACAATCGAAGGTGTAATTTACGATATGTTAATCAATAAGAAAAACATAATTGATACTGTTATGGGTGATAATTTGGATAAGGCTGACTTCATTGAACAAATTATGAATAAGATTAATTCGTTGAATTGATATTTATAGAATATTTATGTTCTATGGATAAAAGGATTAAATTAATACAAGAAGTATTAGAAAAAACTAACGACTTATTATTAGAGACCAAAAAAATTGGTATCGATAAATTACCATATGGATTTGACTCTCTGACTAGATTCATTGATGAAAAAACAATGAAAGTTCACTACAACAAACATTATAAAGGTTATGTTGAAAAACTTGTTGATGCTCTATCAAAAAAAGAGTACAAAGAACTAGGGTTAGAGGATATTATTACCAAGATAAGTAAATTCCCAAAAATTATTAGAAACAATGGTGGTGGTGCTTTTAACCATTCTTTATTTTGGAAAATGTTAACACCTGATAAAAAAGTATTAAAAGGTGAAATTCTCAAAAAAATAAATAAAGATTTTGGTTCATTTAATAATTTTAAAAAACAATTCCAAGAAATTTCATTAGAAAGATTTGGTTCAGGTTGGTGTTGGTTAGTTTTAACTAAAAACAACAAGTTGAAGATTATGACAACACCAAATCAAGATAACCCACTTATGAACGTTGTAGAAGGTGGTGGTTATCCTTTATTGGGATTAGATTTATGGGAGCACGCATATTATTTGAAATATCAAAACAAAAGAGATGATTATATCAAAAATTTTTGGAGTGTTGTAAATTGGGATTATGTTAATTCAATTTATGAATTAAAAACAAAAAAGAAAATTGAGGAATCTTATACTATAACTAAGAAAGATTTTTTGTTATTATTAGAAGATGACCAATTGTCAATGTTTAATAAAAACGAATTTGAAAAAGATTATTTAAATTATTTTTGTAATAAAAAAAATACATCTGATGAAAATAAAAAAGTGTATTGTGATTTAATAGAATTAAGAAATGAAATTGGTGACGAACAATTGGTTAAGGATTTAAATGATGCAACTGAAAGAATAGTTAAATTTTTTAATGTTAGAAACACTTCAGCATTAAGAAAAATTTTTAATGTTGCATTATATGGGGAAAACTCAGATAGAACTATAAATTTTTTAAAAATAATAAGTGATTTTATAGCTGACGATAATTATTCAGAATCTGTAGTAAAGAAAAAATTATTAAAAATAAAAGACCAAGATATTATAAGTAATGATTTGAACGAAGTTTTAAGACAAGTTCGAGAATTAGAATATGCTAAATATGAAAAATCATTTGAGGGTAAACAATTTGAAATTAAACAAACTAAATTAGAACTTAATTATTCTTGTGACCCAGGTGATGTATCAAATTTATTCACTATGATTGATGATGTTAAAAGTAAAAAACAAGAATTTGCAAATACTTTGAAAAAAATTAAAACTTGCGTTACGAATTCGTTAAATAGTGAAATACCACCAATCAAAACAGATTTAGTTAGTAAAGAACCATTATATATTGAGGAATTAGTTAATGGTGAGTTAGTTCAAAAAGAAATATTCCCAGCTAATTCTCATTTTGAGGTCAAAAAAATGGACGTAGAAATTGATAGTTATTTATCTGAATTCTTTTCAATTTTCAAACAATCTACTTTGAAAACATTTAAACAAACTCATAGTGACTTATATAATGTAATGATTAGACATATATATGATTTTGTTAAAAAAAATGGACAAGAGTATCTTAATAAAATTAGAGAAAAACTTGCAGGAGTTATTTTTGATAATAATATAATAGTACCAATCAATAATATTTATTTTTATTGGTCAAACAAAGGACAAAGAGGCTGTGATGAACTTAGATTATCAATCAGATTCCGTGTATTTGATTTGAATGGTAAAATTGAAACATACAAATATACCTATGGGTCAAACGTTTTAACTAAAAACGATAAACAAATATCAGACTCTTTCCTTAAAAAATATCAAGGTGAGATTATGTGTTAAAAAAAAATAAAATATGTCTATAATTCCTGAACCAGATAGAACCAACTTATATACAAAACTAAGACATATGTTAGGTGCTCCATTAAGGAGTATTGAGTTGGAAGATGAACAATTAGATTCTTTACTTGAATTGGCCATTGAGGATTATTCACAATATGTCCAAGATTGGTTAATTGAATCACAATGGTCATCATTATATGGATTAAATTTAGATACACAATCACTATCAAAAGCCTTTATAACAAAGGGTTTTGACTTTGAGGAAAGATATTCTTATGCCTATTCTAAAATTGTTGGCTTACAAGCTGGTGGTGATAGTGTAATGAAAAAAGATTACATACAATTAGTACCACATCAACAAATATACGAAATACCCGCAGGTCGTGAGTTAAACGAACTTCTATGGTTTACTCCAGCAACACTTAATAATTTATTATTTGACCCATTTTCGTTTGGTGCTTTGGGTGGTATTGGAATTGGAGGTCCTGGTGGTTTTAGTCAAATGGGAAATACTGGTTCATATTTTATGACACCAGTATATGATATATTATTAAGAATGCAAGAAGTTAATATCCAAAGAAGAATTATTGGTGGTGAATTAACATATCGTGTTACCGCACTACCTGAAGGTAAAAAAGCGGTACATTTAATGCAAACACCTGGTGGTAAATTTGACTTTGGTAATGCAACCCTAATGAAAGGCAGAGTTTGGTATTGGTATTATGAAGTTGATGGCCCAGACAGAGATGATTGTTTAAAGAAAAATCCTGATATCATTAAACTACCATCAGATGTTCCTTTTGATAAAATAAGTTGGATTGATTTAAATAACCCAGCTCAGATTTGGGTTCGTAAATGGTTCTTCGCTTCTGCAAAAGAAACCCTATCAAAAGTAAGAGGTAAGTTTAGTGGTAACATCAAAACACCTGATTCTGAATTAACTATGGATTACCAAAGTTTGGCAACTGAAGGTAAAGATGAAAAAACTAAGTTAATTGAAGAACTAATTGGTGCTGAAGGTAGACTTACAAGATTACGACCAGAAAAAGTTATGGAAAGAGAAGCGTTAATAGCCGAAAACTTAAATAAGGTTAAAAAGTTCCAAGCAATGCCAAGACAGATTTACGTTATATAATTTTTATCTTATATTATCTAAAAAAATTATTATGAGTGAATTAAAGAAAAAAGTTGGTGATGTTAGTAAAACCATAAGATATGGTCAAAATCCATCAACTAAAATTAAAAAAATTATAAATGTACCAACATATACAACTAATGGAGAATATCTTTTAGTTGTCAAAGATGTTGAACATAGTACAATAACTTTAGATGGATATACCACAGAATCTATTAAAATTAAAGTTTTAACAAAAACTAGTATTGTACCAAAATATTCTTTAATTGATGATCAATACGAAGAAATTGAAATTGATAATGGTGCTTGTGTTGAATTGGAATATGTTGAAGGTAATTGGTATATTATATCCTCCGATGGTATGAAATTAGAATAAAAAATTAACCCCACCTTTTGAGTGGGGGTTTTTAATTTATTTCCAAAAATCATCATAAGCTGATTTAGCATGCCACATACTCTTTTCATTAAGTTGTGGAACACCTAAACCTTCTTTTCGACTACCAAAAAATTCTTCACATTTTTCTTTATTATGTTTAGTTGATGGTGCAACGTAAATAGTGCCCTTGTGTTTGAAAATTAAGGTAGAGTGATGAGCATTCCATTCCCCTTCTTTAATACTATCAAGTTCAGGTTTTTTAAGTGCTGATTCTATATATGACCATTTTTCAACACCATCAATGTTATCAACATCAAAATCTTTTTCTTCACTTTCGTTAATAACTCTTTTAACCAATTTGATTAAATCATTTTCAGTTAATTTAACTATCTTCTTCATTGTATTTTTTTTTGATTATTTTATTTACCAAATAAAAATCATCAATCTATATATTGTTCCCATCCTTCTTCAGCCAAATCGTAAATATAGTTAGGATTAATACCTCTCTTATTCCAATACTCAATTTCTTTTGGTTCTAAATCCATCAAGTCTTCTTTGATTCTATCTTGGTCACCCTCTTCGAATGGTACACCATTTATAAGTTCACATTGTCCACTAGTAAAGAAACCTCTCTTCTCAGGATTATCAACTAACAATCCATCACGGACATCTTGTTTGAATACAATTAATAGTGGCTCAATTCTTTTATTGAAAGTTGTTATTGCTCTTGCAACGTTATATTCACCTATCATATCAGGATTGTTTTCAATATCATTTGGGTCTAACATATAACAATTCAGTACAACCTCATCTTTTTTCTTTTGAACATCTCCGTGACTTGCCTTAACACCATTATTAACATAATAGATAACTTCACCAAGATTAACTTTAAGATTGTGTTTGATGGCCAATTCCATATGAGCCATTCTAGACATTGCACCACCTGATTTAGTAGTCTGATTAGCTCTTTCTTTATAGTCTTTAATTGATAGCTTTACTTTTGCTCTTTGGGCGATTTTCATTAATGGTATTTCTTTATTGTAAATCTTTGTAAGATATTCATAATACCACTCAACGAATTGTTGTCCTTCACCTTCTAACAATAACTTGATTGCCTTATCTAAGTAATCCTCAATATAAAGTGGGAGTTTTTTTGATTTGATAGAGTTACCAGTAAGTTTAACTTTACCATTATGCTCCATTGTGGCATAGTTTTTACGTGCAAGATTAATACAAGATTTCCAAGTACCATCACAATCTAAAGCCATTGCCCCTTTCATAAATGTATCGTTAAACTCGGCAACATCAGCGTCATAACCTTTGTACTCTTTACCTACTTTAACTTTCCAATTCAATCCTTTACCAACATAAGTCCTATCATCTACACCACCTTCAGGTAATGAGAAGTTCATACCATCCGTATCACATACCAATGGGGTATAACCTCTCTTCATAAAGAACTTTAACATCTGACGAAGATATTGCCTACCAGTACAAGTAATCTGTTCACCCATATACATATCACCCCACGCAAATACTTGTGGTGCTGATAACGCACCAAATAGTGAGTTGATGAATATCTTAATTGGTAATTGTTTTCTATCGTAAGACAATGATTTTTTCTTGTCTTTATCGTACCATTCAGCGGCCAAGTTCTTATACATAATACGAGCATCCCTAAAGTAAGCTAACATACCTTTCATTACACCCATAATATCACATTCAGGAAATACATCGTGAACCAATTGAATAGATGGGTAAAGTGAAGAGTAATCAAGTTTTAATACATCCTTGGAATAACCCACTCTCAGCAATCTTGATAATCCACCAACGAAATCAGTTTTCTTTTCTTTTTCAGGTATTGCTAATTTATTTTTATAAGACCAAGTTAACATCAACATTTTCCATAGAGTTGCTGTACCCATTGTTGATACACGTTCATAAGTTGTTGGAATCATTGATGCCAACAAGAAAGTACCTTGATTGAACTCCTCATCCACTTTCAAGGTTTCCTCCAAGTCATCATCAAGATATCGTTCAACTATATTGTCACCAGTTGTTTTGATATATGTACCAGGAAACTTTTTGTCTAAATTGTCAAATTGGGTGTTGTCAGCCTTTTTATATTTACCATTTTTAATATTCAACCAATACTCTTCTTTATTTGCGTACATTGAACCAATTTTATTATGGTCAATGTAAACACGATCTTCAGCTTCAGCTTTGATATATTGTGTAATATATTTCAACCCAGCAGATTTTATACTTGAATTAATTGCTTGAGCACGTCTAACTGAATGTAAAATATCAACAACATTATATCCCCACATTCCTACTTGTTGAAATTCTTCTACCTCATTCCCAAGTTTAAGAATTCCTCTAGATTGTTTGATGTTATATTCAGGATGTAATGTTTTACATATCTTTTTCACATCAAGATGTAACGCTTTACATCTTTCAAATATCCAATACCAGTCAAAGTTGAAGGAATTATATCCCCCAATAATACTTGGTTTTACTTCATCTATTGTTCTGAAAAACTCAGCAAGTCCAGCTCGTTCTTGGTCTTCATTGGCACATTCAATTACTTTCTGTAGTCCTTTATTTGTTTTAATCCCAATCATAAAGATTCTTCCATCCTTAGGTTCTAAGGATGTTGTTTCCAAGTCAAATCCAAATCTTGTGATATCGTTATATTCTTCAAAACCTTTGAATAATCGTTTTTCTTTTTGGATTAGATATTGTTCTACTGGGGGTAACATTAAAACTTTGTCTTTAACATTTTCACCCCAAATATCAACACCACCTTCTTTGAAAAATTGTTGTAGGTTTCTATAACCTTTTAAGGACTTAACCATAAACTTAAGTCCATTCTCCAATCGTTCATTATCACCAGTATCCAATTTCTCAATTAGGATTCCGTGTTTGGTCATAGCTTCTTTCTGTAAAGCCTTAGATGATTTGTAGAAATTTAATCCCTTTAAGTCACCAACCCAAGCGAATGGGGTGAATGTATCTTTTCTAATTTCTTTTCCTTTGTTTGGGATTTCTTTGATTTTGAATATGGAGTCGGATGCCCAATCATATTCTACTGCTACAATAAATTCTTCGGGGTCATTACCCTCTAAGAATGATTTAATTTCTTCTTGAGATATCATTATACTTATATTTTTGGTGGTTCATTAGCTGTCATGCTTATTGATGACATTTACCTTATCCCTATAAGTATAATGATATCGAAGTGTGTTATCAACTTATTTCTTTAATAATTTAAGAAATTCTTTTTTCTCTTCTCTTGACATTGGTTTGTTCTTAAACATATTAACAACTTCAGTAATTTCTTCAGAAGTATATGTGTTAAGTAACTCAGTTTTTATATTCTTACACTCTATAATAGTCATTTCATATGCGTCTTTAACATTATCAACCCAAACATCGTTTTCTAAAGATTGTAGAAACTTATTGTCACTTTTTCTTTTAATATATTGTATCATTTTTTTTCTGTTTTAATTTTTTTTATTAGTCATTGAAAACATAAAATGTTAATGTACCATTAGCACAGAATTGAGTTTCAAGATTTGTTGCCATAGTTAAAATTATGTTTCCACCATCTTCTGAAAACGCACCAAGAAAACTTGTATTTGTATCTGTATTTAATATGTTAACAACTTCAGGTATGTCATTAACCATAGTACCACCACTTGTGTAAAACGCTTGAATAAACATATCACCACAATAAAATTCAATACTTACATTTGTGAAAGGAAATGATGTTGTAGTTCCACTTATTACGATTGGTGTTGTGTTTGTATCTTGTAGAATTTGAATCTCAACTGGTAAATAGTATAAAGCATCAGCAACTGGTGTAATTCCACTTATATCAAAAACCGCAATAAAAACACTATCATCCTTCTCAATTCCATTATAGGGGAATGCAAAAACATCCAATAGGAAAGGACCAAAAAATGATGTAGGGTTTCCAACTTGAATAAATGTTGAATTTCTATTAAAATTATTATATACTGGACCTGTGGTTGAATTAAATCCTAAATAAAATCCTGGTGTCCAAAAATCAGTAAACCACTCAATATCATAACCAAGATTATTTTCTAATACTTTTACTACTAAATTACCTCTTGATTCTAAAGTAGAACCATTATCCCAATTTGTTGGTAATTCTCCCGTTGCTATAAAAACAGAACCTGTTTCATTTGGATTGTCGGTTGTCGCACTATCAACTATTATTGTTATGTCATTATCTGGACTGACACCTCCAACATTAGTACCCAATATCGTTATTGTATCACCACTTACATAACCATAACCAATGGTAACGATGCTGACTGATTCATAAGCATCATTGTTTACTACGATATCAAACTCAATACCTGAACCTCCACCACTTGTGACTCCACCAGAAGTATATGTATTGGTTACCCCAGTTACCGCTGTTCCACTATAAGTATATGTAAGAACAACTCCACTCAACGCATTTGCAATATTACTGAAATCATCACCACTCTGATAATTTAATATTTCATAGGTTTCGCCTATAATTAAACCACCATTAAAATCACCTAAGTCAGAACCACTCTGAACACCCAATTGGGTTAGTAATGCTTTATATGTTGCCAAACTTCCGGTTGTAACACCAGTAACACTTAAGTTACCATTAATTGTTATATCACCATTTATGGTTTGATTTGGTACGTTATCTACTATATATTTTGTTGCCATTTTAATTTTATAAGTTTACATCTGTTATGTTTAGTACATCTGAAGAGTCATAGTACGATAATCTCTTATTTCCACCTTGTCTCTCAAAAATCTGACAAGTATATGTTTCATATACCGAAGGTTCAATAATTGTTGTAATTGTAATTGTCACATCATCAACAGAATCAGTACCACCAATTTGAGAACCTAAAATCAATATTGTGTCATTAACTTGATAGAAATTACCTTGATTTACAATTGATACACTTGTTACCGCACTTGAGGAAACCACCACATCAAATGTCGCATTAACACCAATTCCATTTGTTGTTCCAGTTAGACCATTATAAGTTCCATCTGTTGCTGAAGAACCAGGTGCTGAATATGTGAAACCTGTAATTGATTCTTGATTTATTGCAAAGTTAACTGAGTTAATACTTGTATTTATAACATTCCATTGGAAATTATTACCAATTGTGTTAGATTGGAAAACAGAACTTATATTATTGTCCTCAAAATTATCACCTATAGTGTTGTCTCTAAACTGATTACCAATAACATTATTATAAGCATATTGACCAATAGTGTTATCTTCAAAATTATCATTTATAATATTACCATATGGGTCTCCAAGACCATAACCAAAATCACTACCTATTGTGTTATTCCTAAAATTATTACCAATTTTATTGTATGCAAATCTTTCACCATTATTAGGTTGAGTGTATATTGAATTCCATTCGGTGTCACCAGGACCAGGCCATTGATTATTAAATGGTGGAGTGTCAGTTATTGTGTTATATAACCCACCTTGACTATCTCTTGTTAATTCTACAACACCAGGAACAATAACGTCTACCTCTGAACCATTATTAGTTTTTGTAAATATTATACTATTACCTTGAGAGTTTCCATTTGAATCAAATTCTTGTCTTGTATATTGGAATCCACCACCATTTCCACCTTGTGTCCATTGTGTGAATTTAATTGTAAAATATTGTGATGTTGATATAACTCTCATCACAAGTTCTTTACCTAAAATATAGTTACCAACATTATTATTAAGTGATGTCCTTAATGTATCATATGTTCTTGTTGATATTGTTGATAAGTCAATCCATCCGAATAAATCATTATTTGAAGGTCTATTATCAGTAAAATATGTACCTATTTTATTTGTGTTAAAATCATTACTGATTATATTATCGTTAAAATAATAATCGGTTGTATTATGATAAAAAACATCATATATAGTATTGTTATTAAATGCGTTACCAATATTATTTAAAGCAAAATAACTACCAGTTGTATTATTGTTAAATCCATTTAAAATAGTATTACCCTGAAATTCGCCATTAATTTCATTTGATTGGTAGTTTGTACCTATTTGGTTATTTTGAAAATCTCGTTTTATGATATTTTCGTTAAAATTATTACGAATGTAATTTCTATAGAATTCAAAATTATCTAAATTACCAAAATCACCTATGATATTTTTATTAAAATTATCTAATATTTCATTTTTATAAAATCTAGAATAAATAACATTACTCTGGAATCCGTTTCCAATTATGTTATCTTCAAAATCACCTCCATTTTCAGTCAATAGTTGATTATTATTGAAGTCATTACCAATTAAATTACTTGTTATATTGGCGTTTATTAAATTATTATTAAAATATTGACCAATAATATTATCATCAATATCATTCGTTGACACATTATTATAACAAAAATCACCCCAAATATTATTTTGATTATCAGTACCAAATGTATTATTATAACAATAATCACCAAACTTATTACTTTCGTAAGCACCTTCTAAAAATACATTGTTTGCTAATAAGAAAGTTCCCACATTTTGATAGTTGTTTGCGAAATTACCTACATAAGTATTTTTAGCATAGTCATTAGATATAGCATCACCGAATGTAGTGTACTCGATAAAGTCAGATGATTTTACATTTGGTCTTTTGAAACTGAAGTAACCAGTACCATTTGTTTCTTCTATTGTTTTATAGAATACAGAACAACAACCAAATGAATTAATTGTATCACCTGAAACACCCATTGTTGTATTATCAGTTATACCAGTAATTTCATACAATTGACTATTACCATCCATAAAAATTACATCCCCAATTGTCAATGCTGTAAATGTGGTATTTTGTCCTGATACAGTTCCATCTGATTGCAATTCTATTGTCCCATTAAGTGGAACACCTTGTCTGATTGTGTAAAGGCGATATCTTTTGAATAATATATTTCTGTTATCATAATCTGTTCTATTATTGAACTCATCAATTCTTTCTGTAATTCTACCTTTAGCTAGTGTATTACTCACTTCAGTAGTTGTGAAAGTAATGTCATAGGTAATCTTATCTTTTGGATATAATGGTGAGAAAGCTTGATTTGACAATGTTGTTGAACTTGTTGCAAACACCAATAATGGTTCAGTTATACCTGTTTTTGAATTACCAGTAATAATTGGTTGACCGCTATAATCAAAATCAGGTTGGTCATAAATTGATTGGAAATCGGTAATCAGATAATAACCACCTGGTGTTAGAGTTCCACCTGAGTATAAAGAATATAATTCATCGTAAGTTACTTCCTCATATGAACCACCAACTGATAGTCCTGAATATGGTATATGATAAGTTGCACCACTAAGTTCAACAGCAAATAAGGTATCTTGTGTAATACCAGTTAATAATGCTAATTGACCTATCGTTTTTCCTGTTAAGTTTGCCATTTTGTTTTTTTTAATAAATATACTTTATGTAGGCCACGACCTTGTATTTGTTAATAAAATTTGTATTTTTGCTGTTTGACCAATCGGATTAGTTTGTAACCAAGTTGTACCACCATCAGGTGTTTGCCATCCATAAGTATTTGGTACGGCATTTGGATAAGCAGGAAAACCAAAATTCAACACAGGATATAATATTGTAGATGATGGTGCTCCCTCAACTCCCCAAGGTTTCTTTCTTACATAGTAACTTGTACTACCCGCATCAATCATAGGTGAATTGTTCATATATGTTGGTGCTCCAGTATGGAATGTAGTTGTGTAACCAAATTGGATTGTACCAACTTGATTCCAAGATTCGGCAATAAATCCAACAACATAGTAACCATTAGATATCGCTAATGGCGTATTTTCATCAATAGTACCAAATGTTGTAGTTTGGAAACCTGTAGCGGCAGCTCTTGTATCAACTTCAAGGTCAGTATTTCCTATTTTAACTACCCCATCAACATTATTAAAAATACTATTATATTCAGCTTGAGTTATTTTAACCCAATCGTTTGTTGTTGCACTTTGATAAGCTGCTAAACTCGTTGTCATTTGTGCTTCGAGAGCATCATAGTTGGGGTCAGGTGCGTAAGATGGTGCTAATTTAGCTCCACTATCTATAGACACAGAAACAGTTGTTGTTTGAGCTGTTGAACTAAATGAACCGCCAAATATGTTCCAACCAACAAATAAATAACCTGGTTGTGGAACAGCTTGTATGTTATATGACTGATTTTTATTAATAGTTAATACAGAATCAGTACTATATGTCCCACCATCAAATATAATCGATTGACCTCCACTTAATCCTTGTATATATAATGTTAACTCAGCTTGTGGTATAGGTGATGGGGTTGGTGTATTTGTTGGAGTAGGTGTTGGTGTGGGGTGTGAATTCAAACAATCACCACAATCAACGAATGTCTCTGATATAAACAATGTTGGGGTACTCATAGTTTCTGTTACAGTAATCCAACATTCAGAACCATCATAAAAAGCTCCTGTACTTCCAGAAAGAGATGCAACACCCTGGCCAGAACTAGCACATCGTGTTAATAAATAATTTTTAAATACTATTGGTGTTGCACTTGGAGTTGGGGTAATTGTTTGTGTTGGTGTTGGTGTCGGAGTGATAGTCGGTGTTGGAGTTGGTGTTGGTTGTAAAACAAAATTAATTTGTTCAGCACTTATATTAATAGGAAAGCCTATATTTGGTGTATCTATTAATATTTCACCAGTTTGGTCTAAATCATTAAAATCCAACAAAGGATTAGTTGTAATTGTCTGACCTGAAGTTTGATTAGCAGGTATGATTACACTACCCGAAATCGTAATTGTTCCCCCACCGATTAATGGTAAAATAAGATTAATTGGTATTGATACGACTTCGTTAATTGGAATATTTGAACTTACATTAAAATATGTAATTATTGAACCATTAGTTATTGTTACACTTAATAGATATTGAATCGTTGGGTCAACATAACTCAAATATTCGTCCAAACTAGATTCAATATAAACATCAACTTCATCAGTTAATATAGCATCGAAAATATCAGGTGCTGGTGTCGGTGTTGGAGTTGGTGTCGGAGTTGGTGTCTGACTTGGGGCTGGTGGAAATATTGTGTTAAAATTTTCTGTGAAATTGTAAGCAATTGGATAAACAACTAAAACATCGGTAAATGTTGATGTTCCATCTAAATTATAATAATCATCGTTTACAATTACTTCAGTAAAACCAATATTTGACCCAGCGTTAATTGTAACTCCAGTTGTAATAGTTAAACCAGTTCCTATTAATTGCCCCAAAGTATTAGTGAAATCTAATGTTAGATTATCACTTAACAATTCTGAAGATGTTAAAGTATAATTAACCTTAACAGAACCAGCTATAACAACACTAGTTAAACCAAGATTAATAGTAAAAGCAGTGGTGGGACCATTTATACAACAAGGAAATTCTGATGTATAACAAGTATCATATTCTAAATCATCAGCAATAAAAGAATCTTGTACATTTATATATAATTTTTCTCTAATAGGTAAAATGATTACTCCATCAGAACTTCTTAACATAAATTGACCCTCATATCTACCAACTCTATTTGTGTCTCTATTTTGAAATTGGTAATATAAATAATATTCATCTTCTGAATTAGGATTTATATTCGTTTTTTCTACGAAACCAGCAGGACGTGAAACTATTTTTTGAACACCTGTTTCAACATCTGTCATAGAAAAAAACAAAGCAGATTGTTCTATCAACGACATAAAGTTGTTGTAGTCCAATCTACCATTTTTCACAACTTGTAATTTCAACAGAGGAAGAGTTGCATTCTTCTTAATAAAGAATTCCATTCAATTTTTTATTATAAATATTACTTCTAATGATATTTATTTTAGTATGAGAAAAATGATACAAAAAATATTGAGGGAAGAATTTTTGTTTGATGATATCCAACTTGTTGAAGTTCCCTATCAACAACTAAAAAATTATTTTATTTTAGGCGAAGCTCAAGCAAATGCACCAATCTTTAAGAAAGAGGAAAATTATATTAATAATAAAATAAAAAGAAATTCAGGTGATAGCGAATACTATGAAACTGGAAATTTTAAATTTAACATTGAACCAACAACACATTGGTTACAAAGACTTCATAGGAAAATGGAACCTGAGTACAAAAATAATGAAAATATATTTGACCCTGATTTAGATGATGGTGTTTATTTATTGTTCAAAGTTATTGATGAAAAATTGGTAGATTTAGTAAGAAAAAATGATTGGAATAGTAAACCCAATCCATGCTTTGAACTTATAAATTTAAATAGCCCATTACCAAACGGAAAAAAAGTTCCATATAGTATGATTATAAATATTTTCCCCATCGGTAAAAAAACCTATCGTATAAGATTAGTTACACAAATAAAGGGAGAAAGATTATATAGTGATACACATAATTGTACTAGGATAAAAATATTTGAAAACAAAAAAAGGATAGAAAAATTATTTCCATCCTTTTTTGAACTAACTGTCGTATAGTCGTTACGCCTGCTCGGGACTTGCAGAGGGACCCAATGGACACCATCTTTCGATGTATTTTACCTATGTATCTTTTTCGTCCACCAATGATTTTCCATCACCCTAACTTTTTGTGGTAAGTCATCAACCCTTGATTGTTTAACAAAGATACAAACTTTTTATAAATATCCAAACTTATTTTAATTTTTTTTAATTTTCTTTTCTAAGTTTCCCATCGTAATGGTCAAATCGATTGTGCTCCGTTGGTGTTATTAACAATAAACCAGGTTTAATAGTTCCCTTAATTGTTTGTTGATAACAATGAGACATAAGAGTTTGTTCAAAAGGATGTGCCCATCTTGTGTCAAGATAACATTTAAAGTTACCTTCCTTACTTAAAATAATTGGCCAATTACATAAATAAACTTCACCTTCAGTATATGGTAAACCCTTATGTATTTTTATATTTTTGAATTCAGTTTTTGGAGCATTCGGATCTAAACCCAACTCAGGTAGTCTTTGGTTGTTTGGCCAATGTTGTTTTCTAAAATCTTGTGGTACGTTATACCAAGCCCATTGAGTACTATTGTCGCCATAAAATTCTGTAAAGTTTAACTTCAGAAAATCATATTTCTCCTTGTTTATTATTTCTAAACTTTTTGAATATAAATTTTTTACCAATCGATTAAACCCATTTTTACAAGTTTCATTTTTTGGATAAAAAAACATATCATCCTCGAACCAAAAGTAATAATCTAAATCAGATTCATTAAAGTGTTCGGCAACAAATATTCTTCCACCCATTATACCAATATTATCTTTCTTAATATGTTCAAATCCATATTGTTCACATAACTCTTTGTATCTTGGTGTTGTCGATAAATCAGTAGAGTTGTCCAACAAAAACTTCCTTGGTTTGGTTATAAAATCACTATCATATTCTAACATTGATTTTATTAAAGTTTCAAATTGTTTTGGTGAGTTAAATGTGATAACATATAAACCAACTTTAGATATATCATTACTTTGATATTTTACTGGTTCAGGTGTTTCGTTTAATACTTCTAATGTGTCGTTCTTCAAATCTTCAAAAAACTTACCCATCAATCCATTACCCTCTATCATTGAATAGTTGATATGTTGGGGATATAGATAAGTCATTATTGTGAATATAGATTCTTCAGTACCCATATATCCTTTTGATAATGAATCATTAAGTAACATATAATACAATGAGTTCATATCATTGATTCTTTCTTTTTTTCCACCAAAGAATCCACCCCTTGCAACTCTATTCGTTTTTGTTTTGGTGTAATTATTCATCGCATTTATTTCAAATCCGTGAATCTCAGTTGTTGTTTCATAAGGGAAACATACAAAATGGAATCTATCAGTATATTTCGGTAATTTGTCTAATACTTTATCGTGTGTGAAATAACCAGGATGAATTGTGTTTGTAATACCTGCGTCAATCCAAAACATATAATCTGAGTTGAACTTGTCTAATATTCTTGCGTCATTTAGTAAGAACATTTTGGACATAACCAATGGATTATATATCTCAAGTTTTGCTTGGGTGGAATCTTTTAACCAACCAACTTGATTGAACCAATTTGGGTCTTGTCTTATCTTTTGTATCTTTGGATAAAACTCGTTGTTGATAAACCAATCTTTTGTTCTAACAACAAATTGTGTATTGTGTGAATCTCTTCTTTGTTCTACAAATCTCTGTAAGTCAGTGTCACCAAATATAATCATATTGACATCTAACTTGAGTAGATTCTCAAACTTATCTAAATAGTGTTGGTATGTTCTTGACCATCCTTCTGTTAATTGGTCTCTACCAATATCCCATAATCCTGTTACTAATGTTATCATTTCTTTTTAATTTTGCAAACCCATACAACTTGTTTAAATTCTTCGGCCATATAAGGTATTAGATTATTTCGTTTACAACATTCATCAATGTCAGAATCTTGAATTTCCATCCAATTCCAAACTTTATCTAATAAATTTTCTTCAAAATATTCCCTATTAGGTGAATAATCATGTGCCATAATTACGTCCCCAACTTTCAAATAATCGGATAATAGATTAAACTCATTTATCTTACTCCCACCATCACACAAGACTAAAGTAACACCTTCTGATGTAATATAATCGACAACTTCTTTTCCATCTAATAATTCGTTGTAATTATGATTGAATACATTTTTTACATTTATTTTAATGTTAGAACCACCATCAACAAAGTTTTGTAAATAATTTGGATGGTTGACATCGTAAGTTTCAATAGAAGTTTTTTCTAGTCCAATCTCGTCTAACAAGTTTCTAATTAATAATGTTAGACCACCAGAAGCCGTACCAATTTCTAAAATTTTGGATGGTTTCAATTCTACCAACAAATTCAAAAATTTTTCTTTAACATCAATATGTTGCATTGTTGTTAAACCATTATAGTTAAAAAATCCAGTTATACTCATTTTTTATATTTTATTTATTAAGTTTAGTGAGAAACTTGAATTGTCGTGAATCAAGTAAGGAAAGGTATTGAACTTAGTTTTTATTTCACGATTATCAATTGAATAATAGGAATCGTCTAATAAAGCTGTAGAAAAAAAGTATTCTGAATTAAAGTCTTTATTTAATGGTTCTTCATTTAAATCGTAGTATTGCCAAACTCCTTGATCGTCCCAAAAATCAATAGATGTTGTTAAACACAATTCCTCTAATTTTTTAATGATTTTATAAAATTTATCTACTTTTGAAATTATTGCTCCAGAGTTTAGATAGAAAAATTCTTTTGGTTCTAATTGTTTATTTAACCAAGATGAAACAACATCTAAATAAGGCCAACAATTTTTTTCTGTGGAAATTAAAAAGTCCTGATTTGTTGTAATAAAATTATTTATCATTTCATTACAACTTCTACTAAATTTTGTATCTGAATAATCAATATGAACTAAGTACTCATATTTATTTAAAATTTTCTCCTCAATTAGTTTTCTCAATAGAAATATTTTCCCATAAACCAAATCCCTCCTTTTTGTAAATCCGACATTCGGAATTTCAGTGGTGTTAAATGGGTCGAATGTGTTTGAAAAATTAATATAAAAATCGTCAAGATTTCCGTCATAATTAAACTTTTCTTTAAGATTATCTTTTGAAGGTAATTGACAACCATTACAATAATAAGTTGTTATAAGACAGTATGTTTTCATTGGAGGTTAAAATTTTCTATTATTCTTGGACTACCATAATTCCATCCATTATCGTGAACAAAAGATGGAAATGTGTTTGTCAATTTATTTCTTAACCTTTCACCCACTTTCTCAAACCAACTTGTTGAAGTTAAATATGTTGAGAGGAAATGTTTGGTATCGTGGTCTAATATTATTTGAGGTGATAAATTGTTTATATAATAATAGGTGTAAACTCCTTGATCCCCACCAAAATTTTTATAATCCAAATGTAGAATTATCTCTTCAACAACTTTGATTAGTTTAATATACAAATCTATAGTTGTTAATATTAAACCAGAGTTTAAATAAATGCCATTATCCAAATTCCATTGGGGGTAATTTGTATTCGGAGACCAATTTGAATTATCACTCGGATATTTGTTTTTTTCTGACGAAAAAATAATACCCCCATCATAGTGTATAGTTTTTATATCAATTAAACAAACAACATCATTTGTATCTGCATAAATAATAACATCATCATTAATTTTTTTAAGTTCACTTCCCAATAAATGTATTTTATAAAGAATGAATTCATATTGATAACCAAACTTTTCTTCAAATTTGGTTTCTAATTCTTTATAGTTGTTCCTATTAAAATGTATGTCAATAAAATCTTTATCATCATTTTTTTTAATAAATGATTTATATAATAAACTATCTTTGTAATTGGACTCATCTGTATAGTTCCAAGTTATTGATAATAATTTCATAACTTTTTTTTTGGATGTGATGTTATCAAATATTCTTCAGTATTGGTCACAAAACCCCACAAATCACTATATGAGGAATATTGAGTGGTTAATGGTAATTCATAACACAAAGAAACAAATTTAGTTGGTAATACATCTAAAGGTTGGTCTAAACTATAAAAACTAAATTGATTTGGGTTTCTAACAACTTGTTCCCCATAAATTGATAAACAAAATAATTCATCAATTGGTATGTGGCTTATGGAATCCGTTGGATATATGGGATAAGTTTCTAAAATGTGTTTTGCAAAATTCTTTTTTATCAAGTATGATTGTGCATGTGAAACTGATGAAACTTTGTAACAATCATTTTTATAAAAAATGGGATCTCTTCTATTTCTACATCCCAACCAAAATATATCCCAATCGGTTTCATTTATCTTATTGAATATTTCATCTGATTGATTTTTTAAAACATCTAAAAATTTACAATCATCCTCTAATACCAATAAACTATCATATTCGGATTGAACTAATATCTTTAATAATTCGTAATGACTTTTTTTACAATTAGCTGGTCCATCAACCCCAATTCTTATTGCTGAAAACCTTTCAACCCCTTTTATTTCAAATTCATCTAATTGTGATTCTATTATTACTTTTCTATCTTGTCTACTATCTAAGTTTATATAGTATCCAATATCAGTGATATTCTTATTTTTTATTGTAATCATAAATTACCAGTTAATCTATCACACCACCCCTTTGATTTTGAATGTGGCCATACAACCCAATATGCTGGTTTTTGAATTGTATTGAACTCTCTCCATATTTTACAATAACCATCAGGGTCTTGCATTACTCTGTTTATTTCATTGATGTCAGCATCTTGTCTAAACATCGTTTCATCTTTTGAATCGTGAAATGCCACAACCCAAAAATCATAATCTTTTTCAGGTACAGAAGTAAATCCAACATCAATACAATGTTTGAATACACTTGCAAAACTATTTAAGTATTCTTCTTCAGTTTCAAAATTGTATGGATTTGGTGGATAGTTTTTATCTGTTGTATATTTTTGTACTCCTCTTCTATTAAACTTAATACCTGCGTATTTCTCATAATCTTCTAAAGTTCTTTCAGTACCAAATCCGTATTTACCAAACTCTTCAGGATTAAATACTTCTCCATCCATACCAAACAATCTTCTATTTCTAGCGTGTGATTTTTCATTTTTCTTGAACCATACATTATCAACATCCCATTGTTTCGTTCTACCTTTTCTGGTATACTCGTGCCAAATAACAACTCTATGTGGATGGAATAAATCATATCCGTGAGTAAATGCTCTAACACCAACACTAATTTCTTCTCCGTGAAAATAGTATTCAGGGTCGTGTTGTACTTCATTACTAAACTCACCTAATGTAAAACAGAAATGTGCGGAATAAAATCTTGCAGGTATTGGACTTGTTAGTTCTTGCCATCCTGGTATAACTTCAGGTAAAAAGAATACTGCCCCTTCAGGAATAAATCTATCAAATGTCATTCTCCAAGGTTCATTAACTCTTCCTTGAGGGTCATTATCTGGGTCAAAGGAAGATACATAACCAGTTAACAATGGTTTACTGTAACCACTTAATTGTAAACTCTTAATCATATCAATTAAGGTGACATCCCAATCTTGTTCAAATCTCATATGGGAATCAATCTGTAACGTATATGTTTCACCTGAATATAATTGTTGTACACTATGCCTTGCCCAACATACACCCAAAGATTCCTTATCTAAGACATCAATAATCCTAAATCTATCATCATTTCTGTATTCATCTAAATTGAAACTATCTACTTCATTATATTGATTACAAATACCAACCCTCAAGTTCTCAGGGTACTTGGCTTTGAAAATCATATCTTGTAAGGTGGGATTAAGTTGGGGGTCTCTAAATGCTGCTATTTGTATAAAAATTGTTGACATTATAATTTTTATACAAAAAATAAAAAACTTGAGAGAAAAGAATATAATTAATTAAATTATTTATTTTTTAGTATGGCAATTTCCTTTTTAAGATTTTCAATTTCCACTAGTAAATGTTTAATAACAACTCCGTGATAAGGAACTACTTGGTCATAATTCATCGAGAATTGTGTGTCTTTTGGACTTAAAAATCCATCCTTATCTATTGTTTCTTCTAAACCTTCTTTTGGGATTAAACTGATTAGATGGTCAAATCCCGCCTTTGATACTTGTTGTGCTGAGTAACCAGCTTTCATACCTTTATCATCACCTTCTTTCCAAGTGTATTTAATTGGAGTTAAGTTATTCACCAATTTAAGGCCTTCTTCTAAAGTTATTTCACCTTGTATATCCTTCATTCTTTCATCTGAGAACGCATCTATTTCTTGACCCCAAATACGATTGTTTGCATATAATGAAATGGATACTGATTGAGAACCACCAGGGTAAGTACCTGCCCCAGTAGTTGTTAAATAACCATAAGCAACTGCTGTAGTAATAGTTCTGCCTGTGTTGATTGTTACATAACCATTCAATGATGTAGTTGCAATAGCAATACCTGAACCTATTGAACCTCCAGCAAGTGGTGCTTGAGCTAACAGATTTAATTGTCCACCATTTGTGTTAATCCACATTGATTGACTTACCGATTTACTATGAATGTGAAAATTACCATCATCATAGATTTGGGAGGTATTATTTCCAAATTGTAAGTAATTTGATACCCCATCACTTGATGATGTCCCTGCAAAATTATCCCCACCAACACTAAGAATTCCATTATCTGACAAGTTTAATGTTTGGAAGGTATATGCACTATTCAAAAACTCTAAACGACCATTATT